CAGCACTAGCAGAGGTAGACGCAGCCAAGATTTTACTACCATTTTCTAACTCCAGAGAACCTCTATTCCATGATAAGACACCTTGCTGCATCCACTTAGGAACATTTTCATATGCCGTTTGTAAACGACCTAATAGTTCTCTAGCAGTTGCTGCCTTGTTAGCAAGAATACCAATGTTGACACTATCATTAAAAAGAAGATAATGCAATAGGTATGATATAACAGTTGTAGACTTACCTGTCTGACGAGGCATCTTACAAATGTTAAATCTATTATCGTGGAAATTGTTAATTAACTTCTGTTGAAAATCATAAGGTTCAAAAGGCATTAAACCTTCATCAAGAGTAACAATCTTTACGTGTTTTTGAGCAAAGTAAACAGGATCTTGCTTACACGCCATAAACTCAAGAATCTGTTCTTGAGTAAATTCAATTTTAGTATTTGCCCGTTTTAGATTGGGGTTACCTAAATAAATGTCTTCAGCCATAATAAGTCCTACATCATTTCATAGTGTCCAAATTTTTTGTCGTGTTCTATAGTTCTCCTTTGCAGTTCTAGTATCTTCTCTAAATTTTTTACTTTCTTTTCTAACTCTTCTGTTTTATTTTCCCCCTGTTTGGAGGAGTGGTTCTCCTGGGTCATATTCTGATACTTGGTAGTTCCAGAGTTTAGCATTAGGATACACTTTTCTCACTTGATCCTGTACTTCTCTGCGTGATGGGAGTTTGACTTGGGGGAAGAACATTTGTAACATGTAGTTCTTTCCTCTCCACGCCAAATAGACATGTATTAATTTTCCAGTCTTCTTTGAGACATAAGTTGTTTTTTCTGGTATTGTATATTGAATATTATTTTTAGGTGATACCATCGGTTCTGGTTTAACTATATCAATTACAGTAGTGCTACTGCCATCAATATGTTCTATTTTTACATCTTCTAAAAATTGTGTGAATGTTTTAGATTCACCTATCCCTCCACCGCCATTCGCACCACCATTACCACCGTTACCGCCATTAGAATGACCGTTACCACTTCCATTGCCGTTGGAACCCCCGTTAGTTTTGCCGTTGCCATTGCCGTTGCCGTTACCGTTCTTTTTCTTACCGTTCTCTTCAGGATCGGATTTTAAGTAACCACCACGACCAACAAAATACCCACGAGGAATCTTCTTACACTTTTTATCAGTGTTGCAATAATATTGTCCAACTGGGCAACTTTTCATCAATTAAATCAATACCTACGTTATATTTATGGTTTATTATGTTTCTAATGCAGTAAAGATTACTTTAAAGGTAGTTGAATTAGAAGATGCAGGAAACCCTAAAAGTCTTAATTTACCAGAATCAATATCTACAGAAAATGTTGCTATCCCTACAGGTTGATTGATTGTTCCAAATTCTGATAGGTATGCATTAGTATTATCATGAACTACGTTAATTGTTGTTTTATTAAAATTACTTCCTTCTACTGCTTGGATTTGATAATTAACTGATCTGAATTTTGAAGACTCTACAGATACTAAGGTTGATATACCAGTCGCTGTGGTGGTAAGTATACCTGATTGAATTACCCCTGCACTAGTGTCTAGTGTTTGAAATATTGGTGGTTTAACTCCGACGATATATGGCATGATATTAATTAGCGGTTTCTAAAAGACTGAGTATTATCTTAAGAGTGCTATTTGCACTTGCTTCAATAGTTACAGAATCATTTGTTTCCAAAACTAATTTACCACTCATAGGAACAAATGCATCATTAGTAGGAACATTAGCACCTTTAATAATTTCTGTTTGGGTGCTAGATCTTTTATGCGTCATAGTTACTGTTGAGTTAGTATCACCATAATTTGTAATATGGGCATATAGCACAATAGCGGTATAACCAGTAGGAGCAGTGTAAATTGTCTGCTGACTGGTTGTAACTTCGTGTGTAACCGTTTGAAATCTATTGAGTGCTAACTGAGCCATATTAACTTAATGCTAGGATAAATGGAGTCATTTCTGAGAATAGACTCTTACTAAAAGACCGACCACTGATAGTACCAGTTTCTTGGTTGATTTGCAAATCATCTCCAATTCTAAAGTTACCTGCTTGATCCGTACTGGTATAAAGAACCTTTCCACCATCTAAAGTGATGACTTCATTTTCTTGATTAGTAACACCACCTCGTTTAGGTGTAGCAGTTACAATCTGGTTACCAGAACCAACATACTCGAAAGTATGAGAACTTGCAACAATTCTACTGCCTTGTGAGAAGAATGTTGTCGAACCAACTCCCACGCTATTCAGCAAATTAGTCGCCAAACTTAACGTAGTAATTCCAGCAGTAACTGGCGTGGAACTATTTATCGTATAATAAAGATCCTCCATATTGGCAGTACCAGTTGCTGTATTACTACCTACTTCTGGTGCTGAAATCGTGATAGATGGAGTAGTTTCATATTGTGACCCACTACTAATAACAGTAATAGATGCAACACTATCTCCTTCTAAAGTAGCAAATGCAGTTGCAGTCTCTCCATTTGGTCCTGCTGGTGCATCTACAGTTATACTTGGAGTTGCTGTATAACCTGTTCCTCCTGAACCTACCGCAATAGTATTAACTGCTTTATATAATTTATCAAAGAATACTAGTTGACCATCATAAGGACGGTCTACATCAATCTTTGCTGTACCACCAGAAACATAAGTATGAACTATTGTAGATATACCTACATTGACTACAAAAGAGGTAGTTGAAGGAATTGAATCTACATCAAAAACAAAGGGTTTCTTTTCTGGATAGGTTTTCTGTCCCGATGGACAAGATAGCAAAATACTAGAAAGAGTAACTCCCATTCCTACTTGGAATCCATGAGCAGCACTTGTGGTTACTGTCGCAATTCCTGATAGATTGTCATATACAAAGTTGTTTATATTTAAAGTTGGTGTGCTTACATTTACTGCTACCTCTGCTGTAGAAACTGCAGCAGTTGTAGTAACAAAACCAGTATATTGTAAATCACTTACACCTCTAGAAACCAAACCAAAACTACCAAAACTGCAATTACTATTGGCAATATCTGCTTGACCACCTTTATCACAAGTAACTGCTTCATTAGTACAAATAGTAAACAGTGAAACTAATTGAGCAAATCCACTATTAGTAATAGCAACACCAACACCGCCTTGATTATATTGTGTATATGAGTCTACGTTCATAGAACTCAAAGATCTTGCTTGGTCACCATCAACATATAATCCTGTTCCTGTTGTGGTATCACTTGTACAGTTTTGAATATATGGTCCTTTCCACTTACCACCACCTACATTTTCTGCTATCTCTGTAGTTGGAAAAGCAACTGCAGCAGAAGGTGCTAAGTGACCTGTAAAAGTCATATTTGCTAACTTAGTTGCCTTTCTTACATGAAAGATATCGCTTGTATTATTAATTGGAGTCACAGTAACTGCTCTTTGGTCATCCCCTACGATAGAAACAAAAGCAGGAACTTCTATTGGATTTGATTCTTGATATCTACCAGAAAGAACTTTAACTGTTGTTCCTGATTGAGCAATACCAACTGCTGCTTTAATTGTTAGTTTAGCATTATCAATAGATGTGCCGTTATTATCATCATCACCATCCTTTGCAACATATAAAACATTAGGTGCAGAGTTAATACCTGAAGCAATAGCATTAATTCTTACATTTTCACCAATATTTACTGTGGTATTTGAAATAGTAACAATACCGACATTAATTATATTAGAGTTACCATCTAAAGTAATAGATGATCTACCAACAGTAAGTACACCAACAACTCTTGCATCACCGTCCACATATAGGGCGGTATTCCCTAATCCAACGTGTACGGTTCCTATCCCATTGGCAGAACCTAGTGTGGTTAACCCTACAACTGATAGGTTTTGACCGACCCTTACATCCTGACGGGCGGTTATTACACCAATAGAATCTACATTCTTTACATCTTCATAAGTAAGAGTTCCACCAACTGATACATTGCCAGTAAACTCTGCATCACCTGATACATATAATCTTTTTCCTGCAACTGCATCTGCACCAACACCAATATTTGATGTGGTATTGATACCAACAGAATCAGATTGCCAAAGTCCAGCAGCACCACCGCCACCAGCACTACTACTTAAAACCCACTTAAAGTTTTTACGAACGTATGCTTGTCCATCATAAGGAGCATCACCTATACCACCACCACCAAATGATGCGAGTTGTTGCTGAACTCTATTTACAAATAACCTATAATTCTCTTGAAGTTTTTCATAAGTTACAAACTTCTGATCTAGTGGTGTTAATGGGTCAGAATTATCTTCATCAGGTGGTATACTTAAAGTATTTTCAATTAGAACTTCTTCATTAAATTTACTAAAAACTTCTTCTAAATGATCAATCTTTTTTTGAAGTTTTTGATTCTTCTTCTCAAATGAAGAATATAAATTCTTTGCTTCTGATATATACTGTTCTTGGTCAGGAATTCTTATTGAAGTATACTTCTTATAAAGACCTCTAATTTCTTTGTTTATACCTTTAATTTCTTCGTCATAATATTTTACTTCTGGCACTGTTGGAATAGAACCTTCTACTGAAGAAATCTTTTCTTCTAATCCTTTTATTTCTTCATCATAATATTTTACTTCAGGAACTTCAGGTATTTCTGAACGAACTTCTTTTACAGATTCTAATATCTCTTTAATCTGTTTATCATAATACTTGACTTTTGGTAACTTAGATATTGATTTCTCAATTAATTCTATTCCTTTTTCAATGCCAGAAATCTGTTCATCATAATACTTTATTTCGGGTATTACAGGTATCTCTTCACGAACTTCTTCAATAGAGTCTATTATTAAATTAAGTTCCTTCTCATAGTATCTAACTTCAGGAACTTCTGGAATACTATTTCTAACTTCTTCTACTAATGCGGTAATATTATTTAATTCATCATCATAAAGAATTGGTTCGGGGATAACAGGTATTTCTGTACGAACTCTTTCAATATTTTCTTTTAGAGATGATAAATTATTGTATAAATCAGAAGGATCAAATTGTTCAGGTATACTCTCTTCTACTTCTGTTATTTCAGCACGTAGAACATTAATATGTCCTTCATAACTAACCTGACCAGGTATATTATCAATCCTTTCTTTTAACTCTTCAATCCTACCAAAGACTTCTGAAAGGTCTGTTTTCTCAGGAATAGATTGAGATAAAGTTTTTATATCCTCTTTTATCTTTGCAAGAGGATTGGGTTTTGCTTTAGGTTTTACTTCTTCAATTATTTCTACTACTTCTTCCTCCTCACCAAAAAATTCTTTTGGTGCAGAAACTTTTTTATTTGCTAATTCCTGTTCTTCTTTTAATTTTTTGCGAGCTAATTCTTCGTCTTTTTTTCGCTCAAAAAAATCTGATGGTTTATTTAAAGACACAGAATATTACTCATCTATTTTAATATTTATTTTAGAAAAAAATTACTCTTTTTCTGAATTCTGCTGTTTGATTAGTTTCGCTAAATCAGCAGTAGAACCAACGAATAATGCATTAGTTACATTAGTTGGAGATTTTTTATCATCTGTATTGACATCCTTCAGTTTTTTCTGAAGGTCTATTAATTTATCAGTGGCATCAGAGACACTTTTAATTAACTGGCCAGCAACTTCATATGCACTAGGCATTTCACTTTCTTGAGCAATTTCAA